TGGTACGCAGAAGTTGGGATATCTTATTGGTATGTTTGTTTTTATCAAAAAAGTTTTCTGGGAACTTAGGCAACCATAGTTTTTCAAATTCTGTTTTACCATGCCAGTGTATTAATAAGTTATAGTCTCTCAACTCATGTGGTTTTAGGTTATTTTTATTCCTACCACCAATCGATGCTTCAAAGATACAAAACTTTGAATTTTCTCTATACAGGTGTTGCGTGACATCATTGGGATGTTGTCTTCCTCTATTGTAGGAGTAAACCCAATCACTAGGTAGGAACGACCAATAGTTATCGCCTACTGCTTGATGTTCTCTATATGGGTAGTAGTTGTCGGTTCCTTTCCAAAAGGTTTTAAACACGGTGTCCTTGTGTTTCATTACATCGTTATAAATCTTTTCCCCTTGGTCAGTACACCATAACATGACACTAGAGTTATACAATGTGCCACGCATATCTGTAAACCTTCTGTCATTGAGAACTTTTGGATTTTCCCAATTTGAATAAATCATATGTGGAGTTTTTGATAGTTCAAATATGTCATCGATGTTGTTTTGAATAATGACATCTAAATCCAGATAGCAGAAAGGGCCTTTAGTTTTTAACCAGTGGTGGGAATTTAAGACAAGAAACTTTGCTCTATCCCAACAATAGTTTTCTTGACCAAACCAGTACCGTGGATGTAGTGGTTCTACATTCGGGATAGGTCTAGTCTTTATTGATTTCTCTATTCCTTCTGGTTCGTCTGTGTAGCATATAAACTTAAACCGTTTGGAATAGTTTTGCTGAACCATTTTGTAGAGATTGTTTACATATTCTGGGGAGTACTTGTTACCCCATTTCATGCAAAGAAAGTGCATCATAATATTTTTTTCTCAAATCGTAATTGACTTCATTCTGTCCATTTAATAGAACAACTGGATAATCTGGTTTTATTTGATGAGCTCTCGGTGAGGTATCTGTTTCCATGTCTACCCCAGCAAGAAATGAATATATCAACCCCTTGGGGAATGTTCTCTTGAACATTTTTTCATCATATAAAAAGTTATCATCCTTACCTTGATATTTATGCAAGTTGTAGTCCCAGTTTTTAAAAAAGTTCTCTGTTATATAGGCGGCATTATCACAGTGCCATGCCATAACACTAGAGTTCCACATTCCACCAAAGTCTTTCCAGTAGGTTTCACATATAGTAGGTTCATCACAGTATTCAAATAGTGGGCCAAGGTCTCCCTGTACGATTACATCTAAGTCTAAATATAAAGTTGGGCCACCAAAATTACTTTTTAGGAGTACAATTTTTTCCCAGTTTCCGATACATGTGCTGATGCGTTGGGTTAATATTCCTTGTTCTAGTCCAGAGTTGTCATCTGTGCGACACCAGAAGTTGCCGCCTCGTAGATAAGGTTTACACATATTATAAATAGTGTTTACATCATTGGAAGAGTATTTGTTTCCGTATTTTAGTGTAACAATAGATCTCATAAATTTAAAGGTATATATTCCATGGCAAAAAAAGTAATCAAAAATATAACCATAGACCAAGGTTCTACTTTCAGCGATACCATTACTGTTACAACAGATGGTTCAACTGTTAAAAACCTTACTGGCTATACAACAACATCACAGTTTAGAAAAAGCTATGACAGTACTACTTATACAAGTTTTACAACCGCTCAAGTGGACGCTACTGGAGTTATAACCTTATCTCTTACTGCAACACAAACCACCGCACTCAAGTCTGGTAGGTATGTGTATGATGTAGAGATTGCTAACTCTCCCGAAGTATTGAGAGTACAGGAAGGTATCATTACGGTATCCCCACAAGTAACAAAATCATAAGGAAAAGGAAGTGATCAATATTAGAGATTGGCGTGTCAAACAACAAGACATGACTGAGTTAAACGGAGATGGTAATAGAGACAGGGGTAGGTATGGGGAAGATGAACCCAAACAAATCCAAGAAGATAAGCCTGTCTCGGAAACCAAAAAGGAAAAATAATGGATGAGTTGACTAAACTTTTTGAGGCAATTGCAAAAGAGAAAACAAGGACTCTTGATTTGCAAAAAGAAGAAGTCCTCAAGCAAGTTAAAAAAACTGAAAAGAAAAACGCTCATCGTTCCAAAGTAAAAGAAGACTTTTGGGGTGTGTTTAAGAGCGAACTCAAAAAACTTTCCGAAGAAGAAGAACAAAATAAAAACAAGTTAGAAAAATTAGAAGAAATCAGAGATGAGTTCAAAGATGTAACTCCAATATTATATAAAGAAGAGGTTGAAGAAGAACAAAAATCAGTTGCTCCCGACTTCCTTGTAGACATCGACCCACAAAAAATGGCAAATGAGTTTGATATTACTCCAGTTAGTAAGATATCAGAAGTGATTATGCCATACTCAAAAGAACCATATCAATTAAAAGACCATCCCACGGAACTCATTGAACAACCAGAGGACAATCAAGACCCAGACATTTTTGCCTTAGAGTCAAAAGTTAATGAGTTAGAAATGAAGTATGCTGGTGCGGTAGAAGAAATAGAAGAGATAACGGAAGAAGCGCAACCAGAGACATTTAATGTAACTAAAGATGCTTACAGTGCGGTTATGGATGTTCTTAGTCTCAGACCTGTAGAGAAGAAAGACAAGGATGAAAGACAACTACAAGAACTTGCTGTACAATATCTTGCTGAGAAAAAACAAGTTGTACAGGAACAGGTTGATGAAACCGCAAGTGTTCAAAAACAAATAGCAGATATCAATGCGAATATACGACAATTAATATTGGGTATGCAAGGTATCGGTGGCGGTGGTGAGGTTCGACTAGAACGCTTAGATGATGTTGACCGTTCATCCGCTACAACAGACGGTAGGTTCCTACGATATAGTTCTTCCACTAAGAAGTGGGAAGGTGTTGCAATTGATACTGGTGACCAAGCTGCAATCCTAGATAATTCTGGAACACCAGCACTTGCAACAGGTGTGACTGCATCTGAAATTAGAACATTAATTGACGCCCAACAATCTGGTTCTTATGTAACCCTTAGTGGATTGTCTGTGGGTAGTGAAGCATCCGCATCTGGTGATGGTGGGATAGCATATAATAATAGTACTGGTGTATTTACATACACACCACCAGATTTATCTACGAAGGCAAACCTTGCTAGTCCAGCGCTTACTGGTAACCCAACTGCGCCGACACAATCTGCAAGTGATAACAGTACGAAGATTGCTACAACTGCCTATGCTGATACAGCAGTTGCGAACATTGTTGATTCATCACCGGCAGCTTTAAATACTCTGAATGAACTTGCAGCTGCTTTGGGAGATGATGAAAACTTCTCTACTACAGTTACAAATAGTATTGCTACTAAAGCACCGTTGGCTAATCCAGTATTAACAGGAACACCATCTGCTCCAACCGCTTCAACAGGTACTAACACAACACAGATTGCTACTACAGCATTTGTAAAACAAGAGATAGACGCTCTCAAAGCCTTACTATACGCTTACGACCAATCCTAAGTCTTATAAATAGTCAAAGTATTAAAACTATTTAAATAGGGGTTCACATGGCTTTATCCACAAGACAAGGACTCATCGACTATTGTTTACGAAGGTTAGGACACCCTGTAATAGAAATCAATGTCGATGAAGACCAAATATCAGATAGAATCGATGATGCCTTTCAACATTGGAACGAATATCATTTCGATGGTGTAGAAAGGGCATATGTCAAACACAAGTTAACTGGGTCTACCTTAACTTTAACAGGTAGCGCAACCTTCACATCGGGTGAAACAATTACTGGTGGAACTTCTGGTGCAAAATCAACAGTCCACTCATCAAGTTCTGGAACTTCAGTAGTTTATGAAAGAACAAGTACTGCTGAAGTATTTGAAGCGAACGAAACAATTACAGGTTCGGACTCTGGAACAACTGCAACTATTCAAAGTATATCTAAAGGTGATATAGAAAACGGTTATATACCAATAGGCAATGATATTCTAAATGTTGTTAGGGTTTTCAAATTTGGTGCATTGATAGGTAGTAAATCAGATGGATTATTTGATGTGGACTATCAGTTTGCAATGAATGATTTATATAATCTACTATCTGCTGATATAACATACTACGCTATGGTTAAGACTCACATGAATTTATTAGAAAGTATATTTAGAAATGAGAGACCAATTAGATTCAACAGAAAGACTAATAGATTATATCTGGACACAGATATGGACGCGACCTTTAATATAGATAACTATATTGTTGCGGAAGCATATGCTATATTAGACCCCACTACATACACCGAAGTGTATGATGATATGTTCTTGAAAAGATATGCCACTGCTCTTATTAAAAGACAGTGGGGTGAGAACATGAAAAAGTTTGGGGGTATCGCGTTGCCGGGCGGAGTAACACTTAACGGTGACCAAATATACGGAGAAGCAATCAATGAAGTTGCAGTCATAGAAGATGAAATGCAATTAAAATATGAATTGCCACCTATGATGATGACAGGGTAAGTCAATGGCTACGAATGTTTATTTCCAATCAGGCAATACCAGTGGTACTACTAACGAACAGCGTCTAGTAGAAGACTTGGTTATTGAAAGTCTAAAGATATATGGACACGATGTTCATTATATGCCTAGGACTTTGGTAAACAGGGATACAATTTTTGATGAAGATGAATTATCCAAGTTCACACAACAATACCCCCTTGAAATGTACATGGAGAATGTCGAAGGATATGAAGGAGAGGGTGAACTATTTACCAGATTTGGTATAGAAATTAGAGACCAAGCAACTTTTATCCTATCTAAAAGACGATGGGAACAAATGGTTGACCGAGAAAAAGATAGTGGTGGCACTTTTCAGTTAGACGCGAGACCAGCAGAGGGTGATTTGTTATACTTCCCCAAGACAAAATCTTTATTTGAGATTAAACTTGTGGAGTTTCAAAATCCTTTTTACCAGTTAGGAAAAATTTATACTTTTAGGATGCAATGCGAACTCTTTGAATACAGTTCAGAAAGACTTGATACTGGTGATACGGATATTGATGGAATCGAAGACTTACAAAGTCTTGACATTCTACAGTTCCAGTTCCAATTAGAAAACGGAGACTTGCTGAAACAAGAAAATAATGACACTCTGATACTAGAAAGTTTCCAAACTAGTAGGGGTAATACTGGTGTAGATAATGCAGACTTTGATGCATGGCAAACTGCATCTAATATACTTGACTTTACGGAGTCTAATCCATTCGGTGAAATATAATGTTTAAAAATAAACAATTTTATAATCAACATACACGCAAAGCTATTATTGCATTTGGTACTATCTTTAATAATATCCAAATAAATAGAGTTAATGCTGGTGGTGTTACTGAACAAGTTATTCGGGTTCCTCTTTCATATTCTACAAAACAAAAGTTTCTGACTAGGATTGAGGCAATTCCAGATACGGAATCTCGTGGAGAGGTTGCAATTAGTTTGCCTCGCATGGGGTTTGAAATTGTAGGATTCCAATATGACCCATCAAGAAAGGTCTCACCCATACAAAAAAACATAACTACTAGTGGTGCAGAAACCAATTCATATAAAACAAGTTTCGTATCTACACCATATGATATGAATATGTCTTTGTATGTTTTTGCAAAGAACCAAGAGGATGCCTTACAAATAGTAGAACAAGTGTTCCCATACTTCAACCCAGATTTTAATGTGACTATAAATGATTTGCCTGAGTTGGGTATAAAAAGAGATATCAAAATAACTTTGGATAGTGTTAGTTATGAAGATACCTTTGAAGGTGCATTTGCAGACAGACAAGCTATTAACTGGACACTTAACTTTACAATGAAATTAAATTATTATGGATTTGTAGATAAACAATCATTTATCAAAAAAGCAATAGCACAAACATATGAGAATAATGACTTTCTTGGGCCTAGAGTTCAACAGTCGTTCTCAGTTGGGACTACACTACCAACCGCAACCGCTACAATAGGTAGTGGTTCGGTAACAGATTTTACTATAACATATGGTGGAGCGGGATATACTAGTCCACCTAACATTACTCTTACTGGTAACGCGAGGGCACATGCCGAGATTACTAATGGAGAAGTAACAAGTATTGTTATAGATGATGCTGGGAGTGGTTATTCAGAAGCACCTACTGTGACATTTGAAGAACCACCTAATTATAATGCAGACCCCTATAAGGATGACCCATATAGGTTCGTGGAGGAGTTTGACCAAACTTATGTATAACTATGCCAAAAAATAAAGTATTTGATGCACTCGATAAAACATTTAACACCGTAACTACAGAAATTGCTGAAAAAAAAGGTGGGGCTATCGCTGTGCCCGATAAAGAAGAAGAAAAACTAGACAAGGACTTTGAGGAAGCAAGAAACCTTTTGAAGCGTTCTGCTGAGTACGCGGAAGAAGCCGCTCAAGGTATCTTGCATGTCGCTACCAATAGTGACAACCCTCGTGCCTATGAAGTTGCTGGACAAATCATCAAGACTATGGGTGAACAAGCTAAAGACATGATGGAAGTCCAAGAGAAGAAACATCGAATTGAAAAAAATTCGGATGCACCCAAGACTATTAGTAAGACAACTAACAACCTAGTATTCACTGGAACAACTTCAGAACTTATGAAACAATTGAAAGCAGAGAACGAAAAAATTATAGACCATGAGCAAGATTGAACAATCATATCACGGTAATCCTAATCTAAAACAAATTGGATATCTACACGATTTTTCTAAAGAACAACTAGAAGAATTAATTAAGTGTGAAAGTGACCCCATTTATTTTATAGAGAATTATTGTAAAATAGTTACATTGGATAAAGGTCTACAAGCTTTTAAACTGTACGATTGTCAGAAGAAAAAAGTTGATTTCATTATGAATAATAGAAAAACTATTCTAATGGAAGGTAGACAGCAAGGTAAAACAGTAACAGCTGCCGCTTGTCTGTTACATTACACGGTTTTTAATAGTGACAAGACAGTTGCTATCATGGCAAACAAAACTGCGGCTGCCAGAGAAGTGTTAAACAGATACCAAACTATGTATGAGAATCTTCCTATCTGGATGCAACAGGGGGTTAAGACATGGAACAAGGGTGATGTAGACTTGGAGAATGGTTCTCGCGTGTTTACATCTGCAACCACTGCCTCTGGTATTCGGGGTAAATCAGTTAACTGGTTGTACATTGATGAGGCTGCAATCATACCAAACAATATAGCAGATGAATTTTTTGCATCTGTGTATCCTACTATCTCTGCTGGTGAGACCACAAAAATTCTTTTGACATCTACACCATTGGGATATAATCATTTTTGGAAGTTTTGGAATGAATCGGACAAGGGTACTAATGGATTTGACAATATGTTCATTCCATATACTGAAATTCCAGGCCGAGATGACGATTGGGCAGAAGAAC